TCTGACAGAGCTTTTGAAGAAGAAGTAATGTTAAGCGGTTTCGCTTCTGCACCAACTAAACAAGAAGGTGCTGGAGTTGTGTTTGATCAAGCAGGTGAAACTTTCACAGCAAGATACACACACGAAACTATAGCTTTAGCATTTGCTATCACTGAAGAAGCAATCGAAGATAACTTGTATGACAGACTTGCAGCGAGATACACAAGAGCTCTTGCAAGATCAATGTCAAACACGAAACAAGTTAAAGCTGCAAATGTGCTTAACCAAGCGCAATTTACTGCTGTAACTGGTGGAGACGGAGTATCATTAATTAATGCTTCACACCCATTAGCAACAGGAGGTACGTTCTCGAATGTACTAGCAGTAGCTGCAGACCTTAACGAAACATCACTAGAGCAGTCATTGATTGACATCGCTGGGTTTGTTGATGAAAGAGGCTTAAAAATTGCTTCTCAAGGTAGAAAAATGATAATTCCAAAAGAATTACAATTTACTGCTGAAAGAATCATGAAGTCTCCGATGAGACCAGCTACAGCTGATAACGACATCAATGCTATCAATAACATGGGAATGGTTCCTGAAGGATACAGAGTTAATAACTTCTTATCTGACACTGACTCATTCTACTTATTGACTGATGTGCCTAATGGACTAAAAATGTTCGTTAGATCACCAATCAAAACTGCTATGGAAGGTGACTTCGATACAGGTAACATGAGATTTAAAGCTAGAGAAAGATACTCTTTTGGATTCTCTGATCCAAGATGTATTTTTGGTAACGGAAACTTACCAACAAGCTAATAATCTTTAAAAGATTACATTTAAGGGGCGGTGTTTTACATCGCCCCTTTTTTTATGTATAATAAAAAGACCTAGAAAATAAATTATTTTGTAGACTGGCTAGGCAGACGGTATAGAGACTACAAAATTAACGCTATACAAAGGAGAAACTATTATGGCAAACACAACATTTAGTGGACCGGTAAGATCAAGAAACGGTTTTCAAAACATAGGAGCAAATGCTGTCGTTACAGCAACGTTAGCAACTGATCTAACAGTTGCCGCTAACGCTGGAAGATTATTTACTATAGACCCAGCAGGAACACCTACAGCAATTACTATTCCTGCAATTAATGCAACTGCAAATGCTGCAGTAGCAGGGGATAATGATCCAAATAACCCAAACACAATTGGAACTACTTTTGAAATTCTTTTTACAGATGATTTTACAGGTACAATTAAAACAGCAAATACTGCTGATAAATTTATTGGTATGGTTACACTTGGAATTGATGCTTCAGTAGCTGGAAAACAATTTGTTCCAGCAACAGCTAATAACGAGATGAACTTAAACGGTGAAGCTGGTGCTTCAGTTGCAACAACTGGTGGACTAAGAGGTTCTTATGTTAAGTTTACTGCAGTCGCAGCAAACCTTTACTTTGTTGAGGGTCAACTTAACGCTACTGGATCTTTAGCAACGCCTTTTGATACACAGTAATAAATAATTAGTGGCTCCTTCGGGAGCCACAAACTTAGGAGAATTTTATGGCTATAAAAGCTGATATACAAGCGACAAGAGTAGCAGGAACTGCATCAGCAACTGTGGTTATCGCTGCTCCAGTTAGATTAAAAGCAATCACTATTGCTCATGATGGTTCTACAGGCGCAGGGCAAATTCAATTAAATACAACTGCATCTTCTGGTGGTACAAACTTATTAACACTAGATGTACCTCAAGGAGATATTGTAAACTTTTCATTACCTGAAGATGGTATTTTATTTCCAAAAGGAGTTTTTCTTTCAACAGCAACTAAAGTTACTGCTGTAACATTATTTACAGATAAATTTTCAGGTCCTAACATGACAGGACAGAACGGATAATTATGAGTGGTGGAGGAAGTTTTACATCAGACCAGTCGGTTAAACATTCTACAGGCACAGAGCAAATGGTTCCTTTAAATAAAAGAGCAAGATTAACATCAATACAAGGTAAAGGTAATAATGCAAATGGATCTATTATTTTCAGAACTGGAGGGGCTACCGGTACTATTGTTGCAACATATTTATTTGGAGAAGAAGGTTTAGATATGTATTTACCAGGTTCTGGTATTTTATTTTTAGATGGTATTCATGCAACTATTGCTGGAACTGCTGGTGTAACAATTACATTTACGTAAAATGTCTAATTTTAAGAAATTAAAATTAATGCCAAAAGTAAACATTACAAGTGGCACTAATCAATATGGTCCTGTCAAAGTAAAACGAGAAAACAGATATTATGGTATTGATGCTGAATATGATCTGTACAATAAAAAAAATACTAAAGTTACTTTATCTGGAAATTATGGCAAAAGTTCTAGTAAAACAAAAGAAACATACAAGGACCGAGAATATGTTTCTAAGAATGAATCAAAACCAGGTTTTAATTATCAACTTAAAATAAGTAAAAAATTTAAAAAAGGAGGTGATGTGATGCCTCGAAGAAATAAAAAAAACTTTAGATCTACAAAAAGTGGTGCAGGAATGACTGCAGCAGGAGTTGCTGCTTACAGAAGAGCTAACCCTGGATCAAAATTAAAGACAGCAGTAACTGGTAAAGTGAAGCCAGGATCAAAAGCTGCTAACAGACGTAAATCTTATTGTGCAAGATCAGCAGGGCAAATGAAAAAATTTCCAAAAGCTGCTAAAGATCCAAATTCAAGATTAAGACAAGCGAGACGTAGATGGAAATGTTAACGCAGCTTCTTAAAAAAATTTTAGGATATGATATACTTGAAAAAAGAGTTAGAGTTTTAGAGAGAAAAAATTATTGGAGGGAGAAGTATAAACATGGCATATCTGAACGCAAATTTACCTCCCATATACTGTAAATTAAGAAAGGAATACCTTTATGATATGGACAAAAATAAAAGAGGTGAGCTTGAATGTGTTATCTTTGGTCTTACTTCCATTTCAGGTCGTGCATTATTATTTAACATTATGTTACCCAACGGTGCGTGTTATTGGCGTTTGCCTATATCAGCGTTCTTCCAAAAATCATTTGATAGAGCCTCTGTGCCGGATATGCAGACGTACGAGTTGGAATTGTGGAACTGTTTTAGTTATTGGCCTAGTGTTACTTGCTTTGATTGGTTGGATGGTATAAAGGGCAAATTCCTAGGGTTAGATAAAAAATTTTACCATGGTAAATATTTATTTACTATTGATTGGGCTCATCCAGATGTTAATATCTTAGATGTCGAACATTCTGAAATACCTCAAGAACATAAGTGCGCACATATACTGGAGCTTGATAACGGTAATTTTGCAGCTCAGCCTAATAATCGCCTTTTGTGGCACATTAATAGTTATACTACTGATAACAGTTGGCCAGACTTTAAAGTACAAACTACTTATTGGGATGCGGAGGACAGTGGACATGTTACGGAAGATAGTGATAAAATGTTCTATGAAATGCAAAAAATAAAAGATGAGGATAATAAATGATTAAAAAAATATGGGAAAAAATAAAAGAAATTTCTAAAAGATTAATGTTCTGGACTAGATAATAAATGAACCTAGCAGATTTATTAAAAAAGAATTTTGTATTAGTACCTGTAGTAGCTTCAGTGCTAGTTGGT